GTCTAGTAGTGATTTATATCTAAAATATATTGATTTCCCATTTATAAAAAAAACAAATTTAAGTGCGGTTCATCTTGGAATGAATACAACAGATATAAAAAAATGTGAAGATACAATGATAGAATTTATGTTAATGACAACGTCTATAAAAATATACCAGTTATCTGTTTATTACTGGGGTTCTGGTTTCAGTGACACTGTTAATAAAATATATAAGGTTCCAATAGAAAAATTTTCTATTGGTAAAGAAGGATAAGTTAGTTACTATAGTTATAACTAACATATCATTTACCACTTGGTCTTTTTTACACTAATTTTAGGTCCTTGACCTCTTTTCTTTACATTATTTGGATCGTATTTCTCGTCTTCTTCGTCAGAATGCATATCTTTGGATAAATCCCAGAACTCTTTACTACCTAATTTGAAATCATTGTGATTGTCCGCCTTGTACCACATCACTTGGTCGTGTAACCTATTGGATTTTGAGTTGTTATTTATTACTAAACATTCGTAATTTTCCGTACATTGGTCCATTACTTGACAAAAAGACTCAAATGTGGGAAACATACCGGCGTAATTATCATAAATTCTTTTACGATTTGCAATATATGGTTCTCTTAATATAAAAACGTAATCTATATTGGTACGGAGAGTTGGAGGTATACCTAATGGATACTGCATTGTAATGATCAACATTATCTTCCAATGTCTTCCGTTCATAAATAAAAGCCGCATCATTTTATCACGAGTCCAAGTTCCGTCATACAAACAGTCATCTAAAATAACAAAAGCTCGCGGGTCAATGGTAGATCTTTTAAAAGTTTCAATTTCTTTTTTGATTTGTTTCAATACGGATTTTTGCCGTTTTAAAATATTTTCAATGATTGCAGTATTGTATTCATTGTGAATAAAAAGTTTGGGAACAAGTTTTCCATAAAAACCGTTACCTTCTTCAGTTCCCGCAACAACAACACCAATAGGGATATCTTGGTGGTAATAAAGAAGATCGCGAACAAGAAAACTCTTTCCGGTGTCTCTTCTTCCAATTAAAACAACCACCGGACCTTTAGATTCATTGGGCTTGAAACTAATGGTTTTCATATCAAATTTTTTTAGCTCTAAAGTCATTTTTTATTATAATTAAGAAAAAATGTTTAAAATAAATTACGCATTTTAATTTGTATTTTAGAAAAATCATTTCATTTGAGTTCAAATTAAAGAAAAATAGATATAGAGTATAATTATATTTAATATGACAATGAATCCATTGAATGTAAGTTATGAAAAAAGAAAGAATGGCGAACTATTTAAGAGTTTCCAAGACGAAGATTTGACAAATATTTCCAATATTCAAAATTATGTTCCTATTTATAATAAATTTTTTGCTCTAAATGAAACAAACTACAACTCAATAAATCTAAACCACGAATGGTACATTACTAAAGTGTTGAAACAAGTTGATTATAACTTATACAAATGTGAATTGAAACATAGCAACACTGAAAAAACGAAAACAAAAAATATTTTTTTTAAAATGGCGCCACTATTAGACCCATTTAAAATGATAATAGGGAAGTACGATATAAATAATACATCATTGTATAATTTACCAAGTTTTGATTCAACAAGTAAAGAAATTCACGAAAAAATCTTAGATCAAAATAATACAGCGTATGTTGATAGTTTATTTACATTTTTCACGTCCCAGTTGAATAAGGCGTTCAAATTTGAACACGGTCTTGATTTTTATGGTTCTTTTCTAGCAATTAAACAAAAATTTGTATTTAATATAGTAGATGATTTGGATTTTATATGTAAGTCAGATTATTTCAATAAAAACAAGAATATACTATTCAAAGTGGAAGATTATAATTTTTTGTTGAAAGATGACCACGGTAAAAAGCCACCAATTCGGATAGCAGATCAAGAGGTGAATCATCTAAGTTTATCATTAAAATCAATACAAAATGAGTTGTTTGACGACATTTTTGAAGATACTGATAAAATTGAAAAATATGAAGAAAATGAAACGCAACATTTATCATTAGATAATTTAAAAGAATTTTCAATAGATTTGTCAGAGTTACAGTGTTCTTTAACAGAAGATGATTTAAATAGTGAAGTAACAAAAATAAGTACTACTATTAAATCTAATGCTTCTAGTGGATCGTCTTGTTCTTCAAGAACATCACATACATCAAATAATGAAGTAGTAGAAGTTGTATCATCTGCATCTTCATCAAAAGATAATATTCAGAAAAAATCATACAGTGACTCCGAGAGTGACAGTTATTCAGATGAAAACGAATCATCTGAAAGTAGTGAATCTGAAGAAGATGAAGAACGTGTAGACGTTATATTAGAAAAGTTTCCTATTCAAGTAATTTGTATGGAAAAATGTGAAAATACACTGGATGACCTAATTTGTAATGATGAGTTGAATGAAGACGAGATATTTTCTGCACTAATGCAAGTAATAATGACCTTAGTTACATACCAAAAAGCATTTGCTTTCACACACAATGATTTACATACAAATAATATAATGTATAATCCAACGGATAAAAAGTATTTGTATTACTGTTATAATAAAACGTATTATAAAGTACCAACTTATGGAAGAATTTATAAAATAATAGATTTTGGACGTGGTATTTATAAATATGAAAATAAACAATTTTGTAGTGACTGTTTTAAAAATGGCGAAGACGCAGCAACTCAATATAACATTGAACCATATTTCAACAGTAAAAAACCTCGTCTAGAACCCAATTACAGTTTTGATTTATGCAGACTTGCTTGTTCTATTTTTGACTACATTATTGAAGACATGGATCAAATTTTAGATTTTGATAAATGTAGTCCGTTAGTGAGACTAATTGTTGAATGGTGTTTAGACGACAATGGTATCAATATATTATATAAAATTAATGGTCAAGAGAGATATCCAGATTTCAAGTTATACAAAATGATAGCTCGTTGTGTTCATAACCATACACCACAAGCACAGTTAGAACGAAAAGACTTTGAAAAGTATAGTGTAAGTACGGTTCCAAAAAATGAAAATATAATGAACATAGATGAAATACCTTATTTTTACGAAAAATAAAATTTATGTAAATTAATGATTATTATTTTATATGTATTATAATATAATAAATGAGTTATGGATTTATAGTGTTAAGACACGTTAATTCTGAATTAACAAATGAATATTGGAATGAATGTGTTAGATGTATTCGTAAGTTTTATCCCCAACGAAAAATAGTAGTGATTGATGATAATAGTAACAAGGATTTTGTAAAAGCTGATTTTGAGTATAAAAATATAGAATATATACAATCAGAATTTCCTCAAAGAGGAGAGTTGTTACCATATTATTATTTTCACAAACATCATTTTTTTGAAAATGCGATAATTATTCACGACAGTCTATTTATACATAGAAGAATTAATTTTGATGCTTTTAGAAACTTCAAAGTTGTTCCTCTATGGCATTTTTCTTATGGTAAAGACGAAAATATTAAAAGGACATTAGAAATTTGTAACTATTTAAAAAATAATCATGAAGTAAATAAAGAGTTAAACTTAGTGGAAAACAAATTTCAGCTTCTTGGATTAAATAAGTCATATTGGGCTGGTTGTTTTGGTGTTCAGAGTTATATAAATTATAATTTTTTAGATTATTTACAACAAAAGTATAATTTATTCAATATGTTAAAAGTAGTTAAATGCCGTGCAGATCGGTGTTGTCTTGAAAGAATATATGGTCTTATTATTGGTTTAGAATGTAAAGAGTTGAAAAAAGTGAAGTCTCTCTTAGGTTGTATTTCTACTTATCGAAATGGTGAGTATGGATGGGGATATTCTTATCATCAGTACAAGAATTATATAAATAAATATAAAAAGTCGCCAGCACCTTATGTAAAAGTATGGTCGGGGCGTTAGTTGCGTCATTTATAACGACGAGTATTTTTTCTTTTTGTTCTTTTTCGTAGTTTTTTACTTTTTCGTCTTGTTTTTCTTTTCTTTTTTCCACCAAGAGGTGGACGACTTACCCTAATCAAGTTTAATGTATCTTCGTCATCAGACGAGTCACTATGCAATAACTCTGCAACTGGAATAGCTTTAGTGTTTCTTGAAATTGGAATATTTCTAGCAGTTTTATTTACAATTTTAACACTATCTACAACTGGAGTGGGTTCTTTGCTTATACTTTCCTCATCTAGATAAAGGTAACCGTGTTTATAAGTTGATGCATTTGTACTTTTATATAGTTCAAAATTTGTTTTATCAAAATTATCTCTCGTATATTTAAATTTATTTGAAAATGTGTCACCATTTTTATCATAAAATTTGTATGTGGTTACAAATATAATTTCATTGTTCAATTCGGGTAATAATTTTGGTTGTCTATAACTTTCAACATATTTTCCATAGTATGTAAATGGGCCACTGCTAAAATTTTGATTGGGTCTTTTGTATAATACGTGTTTACCATTTTTACTTGTGTCAATGACGTAATAGTTATGACCAATAATTAAATCATCTGAAGTTAATAATTTATACTCAGATTGAAAATATACTTCTGTTGTGTCTTCTTCATATTCATCATCGTCGGAACTATCGTTTTGGTTATTCATATTATTTTATATAAAGTACATAAAATAATAGTTTAAAAACTAGGATTATCTACAAAAACTTCTGTCACTACTTTTCCTCCTCCTTCTTCCATTACTGGTTTTAATTGGTCAATCACGAAATTTCCACAAATCACACTAAAATAAACGAGGAGAGAGTCTCTGACTAAATATTTCAGTGGTTTATTTTCTTTTTCAATGAATCTCATTTCAATAAATTTCGCAATAAAAAACACAATAGAAATAATTGCGGCAACAACAAATATATTACTCATTCTAAATAATGATTTAAACTACAATAGAACAAAGTTATTTATTATTTTACGCAAAATAATAAACAATAATATTTTATAAAGTTTTTGCAGATTTTATAAATTCATCTATATTTTCGTTACATAACAATGGAGTATATTCATTTATTTTGTAATCTTCCCAGTTCCACCATTGAATTTTTAATAACTCTTCTATTTGTTCCGATGTAAATCTATATTTAATAAACTTTGCTGGGTTTCCTCCTACTATGCTATACGAGTCTACATTTTTTACAACGTGACTATTAGTTGCAATAACTGCTCCATCTCCAACAGTAACACCAGACATTATTGTTACATTTGCACCAATCCATACATCGTTTCCAATAATTACATCACCTTTTGTTGTTGGGTGTCCACTACCATTAAATTTATTAAACACGTGTTGGTGCATATGTCCAAATGGAAATGTAGTTACCCAATCACTCCTATGATTTCCACCTAAATACACATTTACATTACCGGCTATTGAACAAAAGTTACCTACTACTAGTTTACTTTCTTCACCCCAAGAATGTATACGTATATTAGGAGTTCCATAGGTTCCTCTACCATAAGACATTAAGTATATTTATATTACTTATTATTTATTTAAATATATTTTAAGCAAGAACTTCTATATCATCAAGTAATAAATCCGGAATTAAATTCATTTCGGGTTCTTCTATGTTATGAATATCTAAGTTACCTAACTGAACATCTTCATCCATAATTTTTAACCGTGAGTCAGCATCATCATCATCTTCAGTTTCTAACTTACGTTGTGCATTTCTCTCAACACTTATTTGTTCTAAACGGTCTAAATCTTTTGGTGCTTCTACTGTAACTTCATTATTATTTTCATCTCTTGCATAGTCTGTGTCGTTGAAAGATAAACGATTGGATTTTTCGGTTTCAATAAAAGTAGTTTCTATAGTTTTTGGTAGAGAATCTTCATTTGTAGTTATTTTTTCTTCATTTTGTACAGCGGTTTCAGTTTTTGCCTCTGCACTTCCACCTTCTTTAATAATCTGTGTTTCTTCCTCTTTTTTGGTGGGTTGTTCTATCACTTGTTCTTTCACTTCCTCTACCACATCTTCCTCAATAGTTTGATCCATATATGCTTGTAAAATACTTTCAACTGGAATACTGTCTCTCACAGTGTTTAAAATACATTCTTGAACAATGATTTCTAATTCCCGAAAATGTTTTTGTACTTGTAATGGAGGAATGTTGATTTCAAATAAATATACATTTTTATAAACTTTTCTTGCAACATTGATGTATACTTTATGAATAAAATCGTCAATTTTTGGAATACTAACATCTATTTTTCTTTGTTTTTGCCCAACTCTTATTGCAGTTAATAATTTTAACTGGATTATGTGGACACAAGTAACTAAATCTTCTAAATAGTTGCATCCACTTTTCTCAACAATTCTTTTTCTCTCCGTTTCAATGATTGTTGGATTCCATTTGGGGATTCTAGTAATAAAATTTTGAAAAGTCATCAAGTATTTATCCATTTCATTATTGTCTTTACATAACTTCAAGGCTTCATCAAAAATAGATTTCAACCCATCTACAACATGCGGAGTTAATATGGTTAATAAACGTGATCCCCATTCGTTCTTTGATTCGTGCAAACTTGAAACATTAAAGTCATCCATATTACATAAAAGAAATATTTTCTAAATTGCATTCTAAACTCAAAAAAACAAAATTCAAAATAAACAATATTAATATTTTTTCGTTTCTAAATTCTTTGCGTATTTTGTTAAAAGTAAATAGTAACTCGTATTTTTTAATTTCAGTTATGTTATTTATTTCATTTTTTTCAATATATTCAATCAAGTCTAGCCCACTATAACCTTTTTCATACAATTTTGTTGTGTGGTTGATTAACTTTTCATGGGTTAAGTCGGATGTCATATTTTTTGATATAAATTTTTTCAACCATTCGTTTTTTTGAGTTTTGCTTTCTTTCAGATTAAATGTCTTGTTCAAAATATGTTCATATAAATTGATTTCTTTTTTGTTAATCACTGGTTCTGGTATGTAAATTTCACAAAACCTTGATAAAATTGGTTTTAATAGTTTATATTTGTCTTCTACAATTATAAAAAAACGAGTAGTATGATTAAACAACTCAATACATCGTCTTAGTGCTGACTGAGCGTCTATTGTTAGCTTATCAGCGTTTAATAAAATGACACTTTTAAAATTATCTCCACCATTTGAGTTAATATGGGTTTTGGCAAAAAATTTTAATTCTTCACGAATGAATTTGATACCTTTTCCATGAGCACAATTTACATACATTACATAATTTTTGATTCTATCCTTGTCTTCATTATATATTAAATTTATAAACTGATTGACTACGCTTTTTTTACCATTGCCGGATTCACCGTGAAATATAATGTTTGGAATTTTATGGGTTTTGTAAAAGAAATTCAATTTTTCCATGATAGGTTCGTGAATTTGAAATGACATTTAAATATTTTGATTATTATTATTAAAGTCAAAATATTTATATAATAATGAACGTAATATATATTATTTTATATATATATATATAGTAATTAAATAATGACTTCTAATTTTGATTACTACCATGATCCACGTAAACCTAGGGGGAATGAAGTTGAAGTACTTCAATACCTATATGAAAAAGATATAGGAAAGTGTTATGATTTAGCCCAAGCTACTCGTTTTTATAAGGGAGGCCAAGAGCAAGCAGACTATCCGCGTTATTTTACAAATCTTCTTCCAACAAAAGTTTATTTGGGTCGGTATTTAGGTAATAGTTTCAATAATGTGTGGTCAAAGAATAAATCAAAAGATATAGAACCAAACCCACTAACTATTACACCACAAAAATTTCCATATTATTTTAAAAATGGCGACGAACCTACTAAGATTATATATGAAGGTTTTTTTCGTGAAGTTCCGTGTCGTGCATTGGATAATGAAATAAATAGTCGTGAAACCAGTATACCGACATTAGAACCGACATTAGAAAGTTTAGCACTATATGGAATACCGACAAGTGCTACGGGACTTGGTAACAAGAATTTAAAAGACAGCACAGAAGAAAATGTCAGTTGGGTAGAGATAAAAAATAAAAAATGTAACAAGTCAAAGGGATGCACAATAATGGGAGGAAAAAAATATACTAAAAAGTCAAAAAAATATACTAAAAAGTCAAAAAAAAATAAAAGAAAATCAAGAAAATCAAGAAAGTCTAAAAATTAACTGTAGTATGTATTATTTACTTTTCTTCTTTTTTGTCTTTTTTTTTATCAATATATTCATCAAAAAGTTTATACAATAACTCATAACTCATATTTGGTTTTAATTTTGATTTGTCCATTGTTACAGAACAACCACCGGTTGCAATGATAGAAACGTCAAACTTTTTAATATTTTGTTCAAGAGAATAATGAACAATATCACGAATGTTATCAATATTTTCGGAAGTATGTAAGTGTAATGAAAATTTTGTAGAGTCTATTTTTTGTTGCAAACATTCATCAATAATATATTGGTAGTCCTTGAACAGTAATGTTCCACAAGTATCAGATAAACAAAATTCATTCACGTTGGTATTTTTGTTATAGTAAATAATTTCATTTATAATGGCATCATTACTTATTTTTCCTTCTATTGGACATTCATTCACACAAGATATGTATAGTTTCATATTATAATCAACCGAAGGTTTAATAGACTGTTGAATATTTATTTCATTAATCATATCATTTAATTCTTTTTTTGTTTCTTCAAGTGTTTTGTTGATGTTTTTCTTCTGAAAACTGTTTGAAGCAGATGTTAAAAAGGAAAAATTGGTAATCCCATTTTGAATTGCAGTATCACACCCTTTTTTAGTAGGAACCAACATATATAAGTTGGGTGAATAGTTTGTTTGGTTCAAGTCTGTTTTATTTTTTGTAACTTCTTTGAATAACTCAATAGAGTTACTCATAACTGGTAAAATTTTTGGATTCACGACTGACCCAATTTCTATATTTTTAGGTTCGTGAAAAAAACAAATGTTGCTATATATTAACTTTTTTGTTTCCAGTGTAACTAACGTTTGTTCATATTTGGAGTATCCTTGTAGTCCATCTCTCAAAGAAACATCAAATAATATAGGATTTAATTTTTTATAAATGTAATTTACTTTTAGTTTTTTCATATTCCAGTTATTATATACTTTTATTAAGTTTGATGTCTTTAATAAATATATAAAAATATTCATTTTTCTAAATCAATATTTTTATTTGTAGTATTATTATATTATTTTTACATATTTTTAGATTTCAAACGCCGATTTTTAATTTAACTTTCTGTAAAATTGTTGAATTACATCGTTTCTTTCATCAATAGTTAATAATCCTAAAAATATATTTATTCTTGTTTTTGCCGATTTTTTGTATAAATGAATGATGTATTTGTCTATATTATCATTTGTTCGTAAAGAAATATTTCTCTTGAAAATATTGTAAAAATTATCAACATATCCATACATAGTAGCCTTATCATTATTAGCATACGCAATAATATCATTTATCAACCAGTTTTTATCTTCTTCTGGATCTTGGCTTTGTACGTCAATAATCCAATATTTATAATATAATTCCAATAGTAAACTTCGCGTTTCTTTATAATTTATAATATCATTCAATAAGTTTTTATCTTGTAAATTATATGTGTATGGAATAATTTGTAAAACAATATCTAATGGTAATCTATCTATAAAATCCTTCATAACATATATATAGTACTATTTACATAGTTTTTATATCAATTCAGCAATTGAAATTTAAAAAGGTTTAAAAAATAGGTTGGTTTGTAACTAGTTCTTGTGCAATCATTCCTAATGAACCAATCATAGCGAGTCTGCCGTGATTAAGCTCAGCATTTGACATAAACGTTTCATTACTTCCTATGAATGGAACTGGTAGGTTAAGTCCCAAGTCTCCAGCTGGATAATCTCCCTTCATCGTAAAATATCTTGATGGATAAATGAAAGGATTTTCCCAACCTAACAGCATAGAACGAAACTCTGCCACTGCTGCCAACATTATGAACAAGGATAACGTAGTAGTATCTACCTTATCTAAAACATGAATACCCTTTTCATGAGTAACTAACTCAGTTGTAGGTATGGCAACAGCAGATATCATTCCCCATCTTCCGTGTTTTAACTCAGCTTCGCGCAGTTTAACTAGTTCACTTGGCGACTTGTCTTTTGCAAATCCAAGAGGGTCAAAGTAACCCAATGGTTTAGTAACACCGTTAGTAAGTTTAAAACTATCTACACAACAAAACATTAAAAAAAATAAACCAAGAAAACTGTACATTTATAATTTATATATATATTATATTTTTAAGTTTGTTATACTTAAACACATATATATAAATTTTTGTTATATTATACGGCATTTGTCAAACTATGTGTAAATGGATTTTGTCTAAATGCATTCAGTAAATCTGGTGCAATTCGGTCACAATTCATACTTTGATCATATTGTTGTGTACTTCTGATGTGACCATAGTTTTCCTTTACCATCGGTTTATATCCCATATTATTTGGTACCCACATACGGGTGTTGTTTCTATCAGAATCAATCTTTGCGACATTTACATTCATTGTTTGATTATATACTTGTGTATTTCCGTGATTTGTTCTAGCAACAACACTTGGTTCTTTTGTTGTGTTGTTGGTTTGCATATATGCAGCACTGTAACTCATATCACCCCAGCGAGAAGAATAACCACCCGCATTACCAATTGAACTACAAGTTGTTGAGTCACGTTGATTGGTAATTGCTTGTTGGTCTGCAACCATATATCCGCCACCTTCGGTTTGGGTATTAATATAAAAGTTAGGAGAGTATAATGTAGTTTCTTTAATCGTTGTTGGAGTAGTGTCGTTTGGATTATTTACATAGTTTGATGCAACTTTTGAGCCAGCGTCACCGTAAACTCTTACATTGGGTGAGTATTCAGCTTTTCTGGTTGGTTTCATTATGTCTAGAATAGGAGCAATTACAGCACCAATTGCTCTACCAAAACCACTGCGCATTGTATCTGGTTGTCTTTGAAGTGTTCGGTTATTTACATAAGTAGTGTAATTGTTTTGTATATTGTCTCTATCTTCGTGAGTTCCTCTACCGACTGCTGTACAGTGAGGAGCATCAGTAGCACTTAATTGTTTTCTTTTTGTTTCTTCGTGTTCTCCAGCAATATATCCAGCATTTTTTTCCGAAGGAGCAGCAACACCAGTGTAAGAACGAGTAGTTGCATTTCGCATAGTATCATGAACTTCTTGTACGGGTTGTAACATTTGACCCTTTTCTTGACCAGTAGTAGTTAACCAACGGTCTTGAGTTTGAATATAAAACGTATCTGGTCTATATTTCTCAACTTTACCTTCAATACCTACATTTTTAACATTAGAATAAGAAGGGCCTTCGTGATTTGCCAAAGAATATTCTAATTTTGGATTGGTTGCAACTCTTAATTCATCTACATTTTTAGGTAACCATTCGTTACGAGCTTCCATTCCGGAGTTATAACCTCCACTGCCTTCACTTGTGTAACCCTTATTTAAACCCGGACCAACATATTCACTATCAAAGGGTTTCACATTACTAATTTTCATTCCCGGATTTACACGTGATTGGTAAAAATCACTCATATTTGGAGCACCATTTGGCCATTGCATATTTTCTTGTGGTTTAAATAAAGGCGGTTGTTCTATTTTTTTGATGGTTTGAGAACCACTACCTACCATATTATCTAAAATCGTTTCTGCAATATTTGCATCGTATAATTGTCCTTTAATTTTTGCACCGTAAAACGGAATCATATTATTGTGTTTAAAGTTACTAGGATCCGCGTAGTCACCAGTTAATAAATAAATATCTTGAATTTCATTTCCAACTTTTATTCCTTGGTTTTGTAAATTTTCATAATTATTTTGGTTAAAATATTTATCAGTTGCAAGATTTGGGTTTGGATAATTTTGAACTGTATCGGCTACTTGTGTTTTGTTTAAAACTGGATAGTTCTGAGGTATTTGTTCAACATTTGGTAACTTGCTGTTAGAATTTATATTAGTTACACTATTTACACCCATGGTTCTAAACTCTTCTTTTTCTGCTGTAGGATCACCTTTTGAAGAAGATTTATTATTATTTGATTTTTGATTTGATACTACATATAATCCGCCTAATGCTAAAATTGGTATTGCTAATTCCATTAATATATATAAGTATTATATTTTTTCAATAGAATACTTACTTTTATTTTTATTTATTTTTTATTTTTTATTTTTTGTTTTTATCTTGCTTTTTATTTTTTGATTCTTCATTATTTTGTAAAGGTAATGGAAATAAATGGTTGTTTGTCTCACACGGAACTTTAGATACAAAATAATCTTTTTCTAAAATTCGTGTGCTTAAATTATTTTGAAAAGGCATACATGTATTTTCTTGCGGATTTAAAGGCAAATGATACCAGTCTACTTGTTCTAAATCGCGTGCAGTCCATGCCGGCATGATTGTTCTTGACTCTTCTGTGTATAATGATGTATTTATTGGGTAAGATACACTTTGTGTTGGGACATTATAATTTTGGTATTGATCTTTTCCTAAACAATCTTTACTAAGTTGTCTATTTACACCTCTTAGTTCGCTTTCTAAATCAACACAGTTCGTCATTAAATTTGCACCCCATGTTTGAATACGTATTTGAGGATCCGCTATATAGTCTGGTTTGGGACCATTACCTGGAACATTCAAAATCCATCTGCCAACATCAGTGGATTGTTGTAATTGTTTTTTAATTCTGCATGGGTCATCATGAAATCTAGTAAATGCCATCTTAATTATAGTAAATATTTTATATTTATTATTATTTTAATTGAATAATTATAAATAATTATAAATTGTATAAGTTTAAACGCTTACTGGACTAATTGTTGCAGTTATTTTAATTGTATATGTACTTGAACCGCTATTTGGACTAATATATACATTTAATGTAGGGACTGATGTAGATACTGATGGAGTATAACTTACATAGTCATTTATAGAACCGGTGTAAATGTAATTAGGTCCAACTGACGTGATAGTCAAATACATTGGTGTAGTTCCGGTGTTTGAAAATACTTGTGGATAATAAGTCGTTAAAGTATTTGTAGAATACAAATTAAATGTAACGTTTGGATTTGTTAGTACAACTGTTCCAGAAATATAAACAGATATATTTACAGCATATATTTGATTTGTAAGTAATACGGAAGGTGCCATAGGTATTGCAAATGGTGTTGTCGCAATAATTGTTGAAGATGTATTACTGTAAGTACCAAAACAACAATACAAACCACCCGAACCAGCTGGTCCAGCGGGTCCAGTTGCTCCAGTAGCACCATCAGACCCTTTTTGTCCAATACCAATTGGACCCGAAGGTCCAGTAGCACCTTGGTCACCTTTTGGTCCAAGACCTCGTAATTCACAACATTTTTTTGCTCCTAAATATCCTAAATAGTTTTGATAAGTTCCAGTATAATTTGTAATTGACATATTATATATATAATTTGATAAAATTATATCTATCGCATAAATAATAAAATTACACAGATGGCAAACTTGATAAACACAATTTGATTTCACCTAAACTGGCTACATTATATTTAACAACCAGTGGTAAATCATTCTCTAAATAAAGTTCTATTTGAGAACATAAGTTTGTACATTTTATAAAATATCCTAAATTCTTCAATGAAAATTCTCCTTGAATTATTTTGGAAGAGTCTTGTTTCAATATAAAACCCATACTTCCATCGGATTCGGCTCGGTGAATTTCTGCCGATGCGAATTGTCCCGAACATTTAAATATTAACTCGTTTCCAACCGACTTGATTTCTAATTTATCGGAAATACAAGATAAGTCACGAATAATTTTTTGAAAGTCAGATGATGGTAAGTTAATTACTGATGAAAATTTTACATCTGGATATTCTAACTCTTCTGGCTCTGGTTCAATTAATCTTAACTTTTGTGTTTTACATTGCTTAATTTCACCATTTTCAAATTTAAGTGCTAAGTGTGAAACAATTCCATCAACATAGTCACCATTTTCAATATATATTGTCAAAGTATCATCGTTATCAATAGAATTTATCAACTTGAATAAATGAAACATATTAACACCAATAATGATTTTTTCTTTTTTACACTCATAAAACTCAAAGTTTTGAGCCGCTAAATACAAATGAGCCAAAATGGTATGAGACTTGTCCATATTAATAATACGAATACCGTCAGCTTGGAACGAAATGTTTGTTTCTAATAAAATATCTTTCAATGCAGTCATTAAAGTTCTAAAAGGAGCAATTTGCACGGTTTTAATAGTCAATACATTTCCACTAGTATTTGACGTTGTTACATTACTTGCATTTTTCGTAAAATTTGACATTATGAATATTTTTGGTTGAAAATCTTTAAATACTTTTTATTGTGGAAAATATAAATTTTAACGCATTTATATTTTTTTATTTTTTAAATTCATCGGTTTGTTTTTAATTTATTTTAATTCTACTTTTGGAACACCATGTTGTCCATATCCGTATTTTTGTTTTGCTTTTTTTGCCAATTTTAACGCTCTACTATTTTTTTTACATCCTTTTTCTAGTATAGAATAATCAACGGCGGCTGCTTTACCAGAAGTCAATGAACTTGCTAAACGTGCAACACCCCAAGACTGAGCGGTTTGATTTGGTCTTGAACCAGACGAATAATATGCGCCTTCACCTTTTTTTATAATTTTTGCTAAAGATTCTTTAGAACATTTTGTTTTTTTTGCTAAATCATTTGTTGCGCCAATTTTAGTTACATCATACATTTTTTTTGCAGTTACTACATGATTTGATGTTTTTGACTTGAATGATTTTACATTTTTTCTGGTATAGTATTGTCCCTTTTTGTATAATTTTCTTGATTTTTTTAACATATTTATTTGTTTTTTTTTATCTCTTAATGTTAATTTTTTTGGTAAATATCTTAATGGAATTTTTTTTGTTTTCTTTTTTATTTTATTTTATGACGATAAAAAAAATATTATTATTATAAACATAATTTTAAATGATTATTATATAGTAAATATAT